TCGAATGGATTGATAGGACCGCTTGATGCGGTTAATGATAGCTAACTTATCCATTGCCCCTCCATGCTCTGATAATTTCTAGTACGCCTTGGAATACCTTTCCAAAGTCGACGAGGTCATCTTCAACCATTTCACGTAAATTCTCGATAATTGACCAACATTCGGAGAAGAACGGAATCAGCATGAATAGGAATGAGAAGATATGGTCCATGAATAGTTCAGTATTTGGAATCGGGATATCCGGTAGCGATTCAAACACGACCGATAAGACCATCCACGCGGGGTACTGGACGCATAACTTCGTTAGTAAATCGGATCGTAACCGTTCACTCATAAGGTACCTACGTTTCAGCCCTGTAGTCGCGTCAACGTATCCACCCTTCCCCCATCCATACCATGCGAGCGTTGTAAATAATGTTATAGGCGTATTGTTCCTGTGATTATCCTTGTTATACCTAAGCACCTCCGTCGTAATGCGTTGCGCTGCGTCAATGAATAACAGTACGGTTGTTAATATGATGATAACTCCCATACTGACTATATGCTCATGTGACACACCGCTAATCAGCATTACTAAAATGTCGTTCAATATATCCATTCACTCCCCCTAAGTGTGATAGTTACGTAATGGGAACACATGCAAGGCTTTTAGTACAAACGAATCCGTCAACGTCCGCCAAGCTTCGCCCATGAAATCAGTTAATTCTTGCATTGTTTCCCCTTATGTTAGCTAATTATTCATTATCTGGTGCGGTTTTGTAGAAATCACCGAACCCCGCAACGTATCCGTTAAATGGTTCAGACATTACTGCAAAATAGTCGGCTTTTATACGCTCTAATTCAACCTGTGTTCTTATATTTTGTTGCCCTAAGAATATTACTTTACGAGATGCTCCATCGTCAACACTTCTATAGGCTCTTCGAGTCATAAGTACAGATGTCATTTTACCAATTTCGCCATATTGGGCGTAAATAGTTTTGATGTTAGGGTTGCCGATAGTGTTTAATGTAGCATATAGGTTGTCAATTGGGATTTTGCTAGTTTCCGCATACCCAATAATTTTGTTAGGAGACTTAGAAATAAACTTAAATTCCGTAACGCCGTCATACACCCAAGCAGGTCTATCGGAAATATCATAATTCTTATCGATGTTATCTGTTTGGTTGGTAAGGTCAATTGTTAACACGTTACCTTCTTTAAATACTGTAATTCCATTTTTGTCGGTAAATTGTAACTCCTTAATACCAGTAATAGTAATATTTGATACTTTTACCCCTGACATATTGAAATAATCAACTACAATATCAGATTTTCCATATGCTGGAATGGTGATATTTGCCGAGCCATTCACAACTTCTACAAGTTCGCCACCCTCAAGACTGACCTTATAATGGTCCTCACCTTGTAATGATAGCTCTGTTTGTCCTTTTGTTGGTTGCGTAAATGTTAAAGGCTTAAATTCAGTCCGAGGGAACGGCTTACCCATATTACCGATTAAGGCGGTGAGTACATCGTCAACGCTGGCACTTTCACACCATACGTTACCTTGCAGCAACAACTGATGAGCATTGTCTGCCGTGGCACTTGCGCCGTCCTTGCCTTTTAACGATTTTAGCCACTCAACATATGTACCTTGAAATCCGTTTAATTGAGCGATATTAAACGCACTTAGTCCGTCCTCACCCTTATCACCTTTAGGGCCTTTCAAGGCCCCTAGTTGTTCTGGGGTAAAATCTTCATATCGGAATGGGGCGCCTTTTGGGCCGGGTTCACCTTGAGGACCTTGTAAGCCTTTTAAACTGTCAAGCCATTCCTGTTCAGTACCTCTGAACCCATGAGCCACTGCAATAGAATAGGCGCTTTTACCTAGCCCTTCAATAAGTGGTAATGTGCTGTCCTTATCGAGTTTTAAAATTAGTTCATTTGTTTCCATAATCGTATACCCCCTTACTTGTGCATTGAAATATCTGGAACGATGGTAACTGTACCCTGTCCAAGCTTTATCCACTTATGATCATTGTAGATAAACGCATCATACAGGTAATCACCACCCTTTAATTGGGCTTTAGCGGAATCCTTTCCGCTAATGAAGAACCCTACCTGTTTAGACTGTACCACAGGTGTTAACTCTAATTTCATATCATCGTAGGGCCGTTTACGAATTTTGCAGACGGCCTCATATTGACTTAGGTCCATATCGGAGCCAGGCGGTACGACATATGTCATACCGAAGTCCTGCCCTGCGTATAATGTGATATCTTGTTCAATCATATAGGCCTCCTTAGATTTCCATTTCATCTGTTGAAGGAACGTTCTCGGTTCCATCGAGTTCACAGATAAGAACCTGCGTAGTTTTGACCGAGTGAGGGTCTAAAGGAGCCCCTACTTCTCCCTTATAATCGGTATCGATTGTCACGCTATCGCCGTCCCAGTTGATATAATGCGTGACATACGCGCCTGTGGTGGTACTGATATCTAAGACAGGGTATACATAACACATACCAGGCTTCTTGATGCCCTGGAATTTAACGGTGCCCATTTCGTAATCCGCCTTACTAAGAAGCGTATCGCCATTAAAGGTTTTACGAATAATTTGAGCAATTCGTAATGTTGGCAGGTTACTGTTGTATATAGGCATACCGTATTTATCGAATACCTCTAAGCCGGAGGTGCCTGTTTTTGGCATACGGCTAGAATATACATAGATTTCAATGGAGTCCGCAATCTTACGAATATCCTCAACGCTATCACAGGCAAATGTCACCTGTATGTAATTGGTCCAGCGACCCATTCTATCCGGATGTTGTTGATTACGAATTTCAGTAAGTCGTACATGTTTAAGTGGAGTATTACTGGATAGAGCATACGCATAATACTCATCTGGCTTTCTTAACCGAATCGGGATATATACGGCGGCTGCATAACCACCGTTATAGGAATTAATATACCCAATGCCGTCACCCTTATATATATAATCAGAACCCGATTCTACCCGCCTATCGTGAATAGGTGAGTTCTTTAAATTAATCCGATACTTTAGGTATAAGCATGATTCGCTATCATTAATTGTCAAAATATCGTCTGCATTTTTGATTTCAAAATAGTTCATATCACATCACCCCGTATATCAACGCAATTTTACATGGCCATCCTTTATACTGCTCTGCGAAAGAGCGAAGCTTCCATGAGATGGTATCGTCAGTTACTATGAGGTCATATAAGTTTGTAAAGTTCATAATATTGACGTCATTATCATCTGTGTATGCGTTAAAGAAATACCAAATATGTTGGCCATTAGCTAGTTTTAACGTTACACTACCGCTAGCTTCAATAGTGTCAAATCGTTTCACTCCAACGATGCGAGTTAATCGGTCCGTAATTGAAATAATTTCCGTTCCCTTCTTATCAAATACTTGCATTCCAGCTGGCACAGTATCACCTTTCTTTCTAAATAACGAAGTCAGCTTTTCTTTTAACCACTTAATTAGTCGTCCCATAGCCCTAACCTCACTCTCAGTACATTGTTATCATCAAACACCTGGATTAAGTTATCCGATATCTCAACTCTTGCGCCACTCGTCTTAGTGCGGAGCGTACCAATCGTTGCCGTGATAGCGTCAAGGCTATTCACCTTTAACTTATCAGCAGTAACACTATCCGCTTGTAGCTTGTCACTACTGATGGATAAGGCTTGTATCTTATCCGCACTTACCGAGCTAGCCTGGAGCATACCCTCTGTGATGATGTTATTCTCGAACAGCGCTTGGCCAGTTACGTGCAATATCTTGCCATCGATTCGAGTACCTTCAGGGGATAAGTTAATCCGGCTAACAATATCCTTACCGTTCATACTACCGATAGCATGCGTCACACGAAGGTCGATACCCTCCGATAATGTAGTAATTTGACCAGATAGGTTCTTATTAAGGTCAGATACCTTTTGGGTAATACCCTTATCAAGTTGAACTAATTTAGATGCAAACCCATTAACGGAGGTTTTCATCGTTCCAACTTCAGAACTCATCGATTGGATTGATTCGTCCATAGCTTTTAGCCCTAATGCTTCCGCATCAAGTAGACTCTTATCAACTCTATCCTTAATAGTGACCGACTTCTCAGCGACTAAACTACTACCGAACACATCGACGTATTCACACCGCACACGGTATACCCCTGCTTTATTAGAGTAGGTGAGCATGCTAGACGTAGTCTCTAAATCGTCTGTACGATCATCGCCAATAACGTGGCAACGGATAACGTAAGCCTGCGGTGGCTTCGCCCCAAAGTACAAGCTGAATCCTCCGAGTTGGTCCTTGACCTCGAACGTAGGTGCCTCTAACTGTGGCAAGTTATACGCATATGTTGCCGGCGTTGAGTACTTACCTAGCGTACTTCGTGCATACAAGTATACAGTGCCACTTCGCTTCGTAAGTGGTAGATTAGCGGATGTACCTTTCACCTTAGCAAGTAACGCGTTGGTGTCCTTACCAGGGTCATTATCTGTGCGTAGTTCGTAGTAGTCCACGTCTGCGTTCAATACATCGTTCCATGATGCGGCGGCGTGGTCCTTGAACGATACAGTAAAGTTCTTAGGCATGTCCGGTACTTCGTCCATGGCCTTGACTACGACGTCAACTACCTGGGCGGTATCAGAGCGATTACCGAACCTATCCACGGCTACGGCCTTAACTTCGTACTCTTCACCAGGGCCCAAAGCTTTGATGATGACCTGGCTGTTACTGCTACCCGCATACTGCCAATCTTGACCTGTTACGGCTTGGCCGTTCTTAGATTTAAGCTTGTACCATACCTCAGCACTATCAAAGTTGCCAGGATTAGCCGGTGGTTCGAATATCACTTGAAGGTCATAGTACACGCTCTTATCAGCTGTTAGGTTATAGCGACTTATGACGTGTAGGTTCCGCACATCGCCAGGCGCTTGCATCTTAGGGATTACGATTTCCTTAGTAACCCCAGTAGTGAGTTGCCCTAAATCGTTAATCGCTTGCACCTTAACCTCGTAAGTAGCGCCTAATAGTACATCGGATATCTCCGTACTATTGGGTGATGCGGGGAAGTTCCCCACATATTTCCAGGTATCACTTTTAGCGTTCCGATAGTTAACTACTACGTTGGTTATCTTGCCATCACGAGGTAGTTGCCAACGGACGGCTATCCGTGAGTACATAATGCCATTAGCACCATATACATCACTTATGAGGCCTATATCCTCGATATCGCTACCAACTTCAGACTTATAGTCGATTGTTGGTACAGTCCCATCATCACTCGTATACACTTCTGGATAGTATTCCATGCACTGTATTTTACGAGTAAGGTCAGTACCGCCTTCTGTGATAGCGAGTACCCTAAATGGTTTAGCCGCTTTGGTTAGCTCCCCAAAGGCGTACACACTACCAGGTTCGACTGTAATTGATTCCTTAACCGTTACGTTACGGCCAATCACGCTGAGTACTGTGAACGTAGTCACCGCATCGGTAGCATTGTTACGTATTAGTAATTGGTACTGCTTACCAGGTAATGTCGATACTTCCTTATCAAGTGTGATGGTATTACCTGTAACAGCTACTACTCGGCCACCTTCGCCCCATTCAGGTACGTCATGTTGGATAAGAATAATATCCCCTATCGTACACGCTATGGCATCGGTGAAAGCTTCGATAGACACAGTACGCACCTCGTACTTGTTGCATCGTAGGTAGTGCTTACCGTGTTTGAATGCCTGGTCTAAACTAGTACATCCCATGAGCTCTATTTGTGCAGGGTTGGTAAGTGTATCCGATTCATCGTATGTATCGCCATACACGGGGATAACATCACGCTCGTAATCTTTGTCCTTATTAAGGAAGGAGATTTCTACGGAGTTTGCACGGCTTTGGATACCTTGGAACTCCTCGGAGAAGCTACCTTGCTTAATGTTGGCCACTGTAAATAGTTGTACCGGTGTCGACTTGTAGTCGCTGACACAGGTGAATCTAGTCCCCTGTGGAATGACTTTACCGCGCCCTACGTTCTCCGGATATTTGAGCGCATCCCATAACCTGCTAGCGCTATCGTAGATATAGTTAAAGGTGAATCCGTTCTTATCGCAGTTATTCGCCCAGGCTTTAAATGCATCGTAGTCCATACGTCCATGAGGCTGGCCAAACACCACATACTCGTCGCCAAACTTACGAGCCATATGAAGTAGATCATACGCCGCCCATGCCGGGTTATCCGCGCGTTGGACTTCGTACTTTTGTTGATAAGGGTTGAATACGTACACGGCGGAGCGTTCTTGTATCCAGGATACTTCAGGGTCAGAGCCGTTAAGTTGAGATGTGGCCAAAGCTTTAATACCAATTAAGGCCTTACCAGGATGTACGAAGTCATCATATATAATCTGCGTCAATTGGTTCCAGTACACCTTATTGTTGTATCGGATTGAGTTGCCATCCTTACTTGAGCAACGAACTCGGACTTCATACTGCGCCTTATCGAGGTTATCGAATCGATAGACACGATAGAACGCGGTGTTAGTAGCCTCTGTAACTTTGCCCTTATAATCTGCCTCTGCGATTTCCGCATCAGACTTTTGACGTGTAAAGGACCATCCGTCACCGGATTTCTTAACGAAGGCTTGCATACCCTTTTGGTTGGAGAGCGGTAACTTATGCCACTCCTCGTCCTCCCCAACTTTGCGGATTTCCGCATCAAGAGTAACCGATGTAGCATCCATACCGCCTGTATCGTTGGAGTAATACAAGCCATTTGGGAAGCTGATAGTTAACTCGATAGCATTGCATGCGTCACCTTGTACACGTTGCGTACTCCATCCGGTTTTTAATTCGTAATTGAGTACTTGGTCCGCATAGTTATCGTTGAAATTTGGGATAACTGTTTGGTCGTTGGTACCTAATCGGATATCCACCTGTACATCTTGGTAGTTACTGATTGGGTTGGCGTTGATGCGGATATCCTCGATTTTAGATAACTCGCCTTCACCGGCACAATATAAGAGGTTGAGGTACTGCTTTTCACCGTCACTGATAATGTGACGAGATAAAAGGAGCCCTGCGCTCTTCATACGGCCGTATGTCACGGCTAGAGGGTACCCTTGCCCGGTTACAGTTTTTGCCCCTCCCCATCCATACGTGTTAGCTTGTGCTGAGTCCGTATGAGACCGGTCAGCCTTTGGCTGAGTTAACTTATTAACGAGCATATTGCCAATCATACCAATGGCCATGGAGAGTACTGTGCGCCATATTAGGCTTTGAATGCCAAATATAGCACCACTAGCGATACCACCTGTGGCGATACTAAGGCCAATGGTTAAAATAATGCCAAAGAACTTGCCATCGATTTGAGGCATGGCCACGATATAATCGCCATCGTTCACGATAGTATCAAGCGTAGCCTCTTGGCCATTAATGGAGTACACCCAGTCGCCATCATGTTTAGCATAAAAGCTTAATGGCATGTTTGCCTTATAGGGGCGGTATTGTGTTTCGTGCTGATCCGGTTTAAACGGATTCCTTACTAGCACTACATTAATCATCGGCTACTCCTTTCTATCGTATATATGTTTAAGCCTAGGAACATATTTAGATATATGTTCGATACATACACCGCTTGGCTTAGTAGCGTGAATGAATCGACCATCACCTAAATACACGCCTACATGGTCAAGTTCCTTACCTTTAAGGGAGAACACTAGGACACTGCCCTCCGTAGGTTCCTTGACCTCTTGCCACTCATCCATAGGGATATCTGTGTAGTTAGGAAGTGTAACCCCATTACGGCGATACACCTCAGCCACTACTTCCCAGCATTTGAGCTCCTCGAATGGAGTTCCAATCATATCAGTCATATCACTTGTTAGACGCATATAGACCTCCCTGAGGTATCGTTGGCTCGCCACCAAATCGAACGCTATTACCTAGTGCCCTACATCGTGACAAAGTCTTATTACACTCGGTCTCGGTGCCTTTATATCCGCACTGAACACCTTTGAACTTGAATGGGCAAAAGTCCTTCATGATGCGGACCAATGGAAACCGACGGGTGAAACTAAAGTCCGTACCTAGTGTGAACTCCATCCATTCTGCATTAGCGACGGAGCCGGTAATAACAAAGTGTTCTTCTACTTCGCACACATTCGGTATATTTGTATTTATTACACGGACAATGACATTCGCACCTGTGAACCCTTGATTATCCTCCGCCAGGCGTTGGATTGTCCGTGTCACATTGGACACGGACAATTTAACATTTGGAAGGTCCGTCGAGTTATGGTTGACGTCCGCTAATTTAAACGGAAACGCGATGTACTTGTTCCCTTGAAAGGTGATATCCTCAGTGTTATACACGAGTCGAACGATATCGCCTTTGTATTCGATATCAAGGAGCATGAGCCATACACCTGTGGCGTCTATTTTGTTTTTCTCCAAGATAGAAGCTGTTGAAAGTGTTAACATGTTATGCCTCCTGTAATTTCACCGTGCCAACCCATATGCCGTAGTCATTCGCTGCGAAGTCTAACTGATCACTGAATCGTACCTTAATAGTTTCCTTCGTTTCAGGGTTCGTCCAGTCGAACACGGTCGAACAGTTGACTTCATCAAAGAACGCTCTTAGCCGTAAGTACTCGGAGGTCGGCACCTTATAATTCACGTTATATGACCGTAGGGCCTTAGTCGTTTTACGGCGACTAATAATCGTCATATTCTCCACTTGCCCCTTATAGGTCATATCCGGTGTAGTTTCTTGAATTGGATATATTGGATATCTAATGTTTGGAAATGTTGCCATGATTAACCTGCGGCTGCTTTAATCGCGTCGCGCGCACCTCCTTTATTATTTGTTACGGCTTTAACCATTACATCAATGATGTAGTTTTCTCCATCAAATCTCGAGCTTTGTTGTTCGGATTCAAGGGCTTGGCCAGATTGGTTGATGATGTTAACAGTAACGTTATTCCCCTGATTACCACCTAGCATCTTACGAGTTTGACTCGCGTTATAGATACGATGAGACGCGTTGAACTGAAGGAGCTCCGGACCATTTTCACCGACCAATGTCATACCTGTAGGCGCTACCCCGCCGGATGCGAACTTAGAGAACCCTCGACTACTGAACGCTGAACTAAAGGACCTACCTGTGGAGAAGGTACGTGCGCCTCCGCCAATATTTCCTATACCTCCAGCTAATCCCCCGAATAGCCCTTGGAGCTTAGGTTGTAGATATTGTTGGAAGGATAAGTTCACCATCATCTTGATAATGCTGTTCGTCATATCCTTGAATATGCTAATTAGCCCTTTACTGAAGGACTTCGTACCCGTGGCCATAGCCTCGAGATTACTTGTCCACGTCGAATTGATATTACTCATGGTACTGTCAAAGGTCGACTTTGCAAGGTCAGCATAATTCACTGTTTCCTCTTGATATTGGCGCGCAGCTTCCTTCAATCGAGATTTCAAGTTACGCCCTGCCATCTCCCATAGCTTTTGTTGGGCCTCAACTAGGTTCTTCTCAATCTGTAGGCGTTGCGTAGCCGTCATCTGCGCATTAGCTAGCTCGTCCTTGGAATAGTCAATGTAGGCCTGCAGTTGTTCCGCCAAGATGGCGTCGGACTGGTCCTGTGTAAGGTGACCAAGCTTCACCAGGTTGGACTGATGATCTAATGCTTCAGTTGTTTGTGTATAGGCAAGCTCTCTAATTTTCTGCTCAGTATCGGCTACGAGTTTCAATCGTTCCGACTCTGCCTTCTTCTCAGCGAGTTTCTTGTCCCCTACGGCCTTGGTATACTCGCGAACGTTATCATCGATTTGAGCCTTTTGTGCATCGGACTCGGTCTTGATGAGCTGGAGTCTGTCCCCTGTACGTTCAAGGTCAAGTTTCGTAATGTCCTCATTCATCTTACGAACGCGGATAGTTTGATTCCGTTCCGCCTCAGCAAGTTTCTTTTGATATACTTCCTCGTTCTTGGCTCTTGCCTCGGCCACAAGGTTAGAGTTGGCCAACGCTTGCGCGTTAGCGTTCTTAAGCGCATCGTTAGATGCTGATACGCTTGCAGATGCGCCTACTAATTTAGCCGTATCCACGTACCCTGTAACCGCCCCGAAATCACCTTCGACGGACTGTTTAGCAACTACCCCTGTGCTAGAATTAGCACCAGTGTATCCGCCGTTACCATCAGAGATTACTATGTGATTATCTCCAAGAACTACAACGCCATCGCCTGCTTGAGGTGTATATCCATCACCCGCCGGATGCCATGCGCCCGCAGCTGCTGCCGCGTCCATAATGGAAGGAACATAACGAGGTACGTCCTTTCCGAAGGTTTCCTTAACGGAATCAGCGAACAACTTGCCGCAGTCCGTAGCCCAAGTACCATCGGCACCTAGTGAGTAGGCCTTGCCAAGTTGAGCATTAGCTGCAGCTAATACGCCGGAGGCCTCACCACTTCCACCACCTACGCTGTTAAGCCCCGCTGCGGAACGAATAATATCTCGAATGTTCTTATTGTTCGATTCATATTGGTTCTTAGCGTTGAGCTTATCGATTTCGTACTGACTACCGTCAATCTCCAACGATTGGAGTGTTAGGCTTCGAATCATGTTGTTAAGACGTTCCACGGAGCTAGCTAATTTTTCAGCCGCTTGTTCGGCTTTCTTAGCTGCAACTTCTTGGGCCTTCGCCGCTTTGCCCGCTTCCTCATTAGCCTTATTAATGGCTTCGGTATTCGTTAACCCTCCACCATTAGCAAGATCCTCTTTCGCTTTTGCAAGATCTTCATCGAGTTTCGCTTTCGCAGCATCCGCCTCTTCTTTTTGCTTTAAAGCCGCATCGATTCTAGCGCCTTCTTCTTTTGTAGCTAAGCGGTCATTCTTAAAAAAACCGAAGAAGGAACTATCCTCAACCCAATACCTTCCGTCATGGTTTGCCATGTATGCTTCACTTGTGCCCTTATCGGGGTTCAGATTCCGATGGGCCTTCATACCATCAACTTCTACATTTAGATAAGAACCTGCGGTTTTAGATGCATACACTGCATCATATATGTTCTTAGCTGCGAGCCCTGCTACCGTAGCCAATGTTACCCAAGGACCTGCAGCAGCAAGTGTGGCCAATCGCATAAATCCGAGTGCGCTGGTTAGTGACCGCATAACTACGATTACTGCACCTGCTTCTGCGCCGAATTTGACAATTCCGCCGATAGCTTCCTTCTGCTCAGCGGTCATCGACTCGAATTCTTTAGCAACGTCTAACACGCCTTTTGCGTAATCATTAAAAACAGGAACTAACTCATGGCCGATAGATACTGCAAGCCTTTTCCCTGTATTCTCTAAATCTTTTAATTCCCGATTTAGCTTTGCAGATTTAGCTGCAGTCTCATCGTCGATGATAAGCCCCATTGCCTTGGCACGTTCAGCCACTTTGTCCATCTGTTCAGCGGACATATTAAGCATGGCGTGCATCTGATACCCAGTACGTCCAAAGAGTTCCATTTCGACACGAGTCTTCTCAGCCCCGTCCTTCATCTCTCTTAAGCGTTCTTGTATCATCTTGAACACTTCAACAGTATTCTTACCTTTGATATCTTCAAGCGTGTAGCCTAATTTGCTGAATATATCAGTACCGAGTTTTCCCTCTGCCCGAGCGACTTCCATTTTCTCTTTGGCCACTCCGACGTTTTTTGAAAACTTAGCAAAGGCACCTGCACTATCCTCCATAGCAACGCCCATATAATTGGCCACTGCTAATAGTTCACTGGTTTCTTTTGCCGTAGCACCGGTAATGCCTGATAATTTTTTAACAGCTACATCCCACTGGATAGCCTCCTTGGCAAGTTTAGCGCCGATGCCTACAACACCGACACCGGCACCTATCGCCATGAGATCATTCTTCATTTTGCCAAGGGCGGATTTGGCGCCTTCAGCACTAGCTGTAATTTTCTTGAGTCCAGCTTCCGTATTCTTATCTGTCAGCTGAACGACAATATCAATTAAATTATTGGCCATTCTTGTGCGCCACCTCCAATTCCTTGGCTTCTAATAATACGAGTAAGTCGATAAGGTGCGGTAGTGGCTCAATGCCATAAGCCTTCGCCACTTCTAATACCGCTGGCATATCGAATCCTGCAATACCGCCTGAATGCCAACGTCGCTGCATACGACTAGCGTTGTATACTCGCATTGCTTGTCTCGTTCCATCTAATTGATGCGGGGAGCTAAACTCACACTCCGAGCAGTCAAAATTCTGTTTAGTCTCACGTTGCATCTTGATACAATCAGAGCAATATTTCGGCTTATCGGAGTTGAGCCAACTCCACGCTTCAATTAGTTTTTTTCGAGTTCAGCCTTTTTTTCGTGAGTAAAGCGCATCGTATCAAGCGCAACTTCCATAAGATCATTGTCAGGTGCTGCATTGATTTCATCTTCAGTCAATCCGTAGATGTGCTGCATAATCCATTGCGCAAGCTCACGAGAACGCAATAGACGTTCTGTGTCCGGAGCTTCCTCTGGAACTGGGGTATACAATGGGTCTAAACCAGATTTAATTAATTCACCACGTTCAGCGAATGTTAAGCCTCTTACTTTGATATCTTCAAATGCCATATTGGCACCTCCTAGTATTGTTCTTGATTATTAACTAATGTAATGATGGATGCGGAGCGACCAGCATCTGTACGATAGTATGCCTTGAACGGCAATTCAATATTGACGCCACGCGGACCATCGATGCCCGGAGATTGTCGTTCATATACAAGTTCAGGCAACTTGAATGTAAGCGACCAGTCATCTTGTTCAAGTCGTAATTCCAAGCTGGATTCCGTACCATTAACTGCTTTGTTTAAAAGGTCCTTATTTTGGAAGAACGCTTTAATCGTCCCGGAAATTGACACAATGCCTGGGTCAATGTATGTTCTAAAGCCTTTACCGCCGATGGCGTAAGAATCGCCATCCAAGCCAAAATCAAAGTTGATATCGCAACTTAGAATATTGGCTACAGTAACGCCGCCCTCTTTGATGGTTGCATTAAGATTTTGGAATGGTAGGAAATTAACTGCTTTTGCTGCGGCGTCGAATGTAGCACTGGCTAATGTTTCCTTACATCCCATCACATCAACGGATGCAGTTAATTCGGCGTCCCCGCCGAATTTAAAGCCTAATTTACTAACTCGCACACCTGCGAATTGTTGGAACACGTTAACATCAGGATAGCCCTGTTCAATAGTTAACGACGGCATCGTATTACCGATTTTAAATACGTGCTCAGACTTCTTATTTGGTGCTTGGCCAGTTGTATTAGAAGTCGGTTGACCAAATGCAGCTTTTAGCCAGTATCCGATGTCGATTACACCAACAGGCACGGTTAAACTACCAGACGTGTCGATGTTGCCGCGGAATGGCGCTGCGGGATTACGATCACCACGGATTACTGTGGAGTCGTTTAAATTTTGACTAGCTTTTACGGAGCTAGAAACAATCGGAGTGATTACACCGCCAGTAGTTGGCGTTGTACCAAAATCCGCCTCAAACGCAATCGCCACATGGGACTGAGAGCCCTGTGCGCGTTTCGCTGTTGCCATATGCATTTCCTCCTTTAATATTCAATATTTCCGCCGATTACATGCGGGATTTCTATAGTAGCTGTTAAACGTCCAGTAAACACTGGGCGCCAATTCATTGAGTCTAATTCATAGTCAATGTCGATTACTGGGAACGCCGGATTCACCTTACAAATGCACTCAATGATTAACTGCCCTAGGTTGTCCGATTCTAGCGCTCCATCGTATCGAATAATATTCTTAATCCGAGTTGCACCTTCATGGACGATACCCCATACAATCATTAACGAGTATGTGTAGGTATCAGCAAGCCCTTCGTTCTTATTACTCGGTAGTAATATGATGCAAGGACAATCTTCTTCAAGCGGTGCTTCGACGTCATCATATCCGACATACAGTTGCGCCGGCTTCCCGTATTTGTCATTACAAAATTTAGTCAACGCCTCATCATTCGCTAAGGCCTCAGCCCAGCGCTCAACGATGCGCGTCAGTGGAATTGTCTGTTGCATCAAATCACCTTACCTTGTAGTTACGTCGAGATGCAGATTGTGCTACCGGTCCATATATAGCGTAGTCGCCTATCTTATCCTCGATATAAGGTTTAAGCTTAGGCTGTAACGCTGCTTTCATAGGACCATAAGTATGACGCGGCTGAATTTTGAACATCGATTTTCCCTTCGGCAACGGTACACCTGCAGCAAATAACTTCTTACGCATAGGCTCCGTAAGCTGCTTGGTGTATCCTTCCTCGATACGTTCACCTAACCGTTTAGCCGAATTTGATAACCACCCGACACGGACGGATTGCTTGCCTTTGTCATATTGATATCCGACTGCATTCGATAGCTTACCGAGAGGACTGTAGCCGATTGTCCTGGCGCTAATACCCATATCGAGTAAGGCATTTCGCGATTTCGAGCCCCAGGCTTCCCGTTCTGCCCGTCCTCCGCTTTGATAAGCTTTCCGAAGTTTCGCACCAAATGCTGAGTCAAATGCCGCCCTGCGAGCCGGTGCCATGAAGTTAGGATATCTACGTCCACCTGGTGCACCCGACCGGATGCCTTGCTTAATTTCCTTTTGCATCATCCAACCTGTTGACTTTAACGCTTTACGCATCCAGTCCGGTTTAGTCTCTGCAATGAAATTCAGATACGGAGTGGCTGTGTCTGTAATTGTAATTGGTTCATTACTCATTATGGTCTCACCACCCTCACGTTATGGACAATTTCCAAACAATACATCGTGCCGTCAAAGTTTGAAACGTGATCAACGTACCATTTCTCACCGTTGATATACACATCGTCTTTTGGATGTGGATCAGGTACGTCCTTAGCACGTACCCAAATTTGAGCCTTGTCGGCTAGTGCTTTATCAACGAATCCGGACCCCTTGCCGTCATATTCGCCAATCTCCACGCTAGCTTTTATAGACTGGCCCTTGTAAGTAATCTTTTCGCCAAATACAGAAAGCAGTGCATTAGGCTTATATCCTAATTTCATAGTGCATTACCTCCTATGGAGTAGGCGGGCGTATGCCCGCCCTTACATTACTTTTCTACATTAGGCCAAAGAGCTACATCAACGGTCTTAGCGCTTGCAGATTTTGCAGAAATGGCAATGCCTAATACTGGATTTGTGTCTGTTTTAGTTGCACGCTTTTGCGTTTTATCAAAATACACAACATCACCTACTGCAAATGCATCTGTCACAACTGCATCAACTGTAAAGCATCCTGTGACCTTAACCGCACCGATTGCACCAGGCGCAATATCAGTTATTGCCACGCCGTGCATTTTGCCGACAGGGACAATGTCCCCTACGGCAATCATATCGGATGCTGTATTTTTAAAATCAATACGATCTAATTCTTGAATGAATTGTGCCATATCTAGTTACCTCCTAAATCAATTACTAATTATTTACCAGGGTTTTTGTACAAGCCACGGAAGTCGAGCGCTGTTGCGTTGCAATCCATTGCTACTTTGTACTCGATGCCGTCAACTTTAAAGCCTGTTTGTGTTTCCAATCGAGGTGTTTCAACACCGTTCAAGTACGTTACTTCGATAGTTTGAACATCTGTAGGACGAGCTGCTAAATACCATGCGTGTGGATCTGTTAATGCCGCATCAACTACAATAGTGAATCGACCGCTGAATGGGTTAACTGTATCATTGCTACGAGCTGGGTCCACTGTGGATTTAACCAATTCGTAAGCCAATGCTTCGAGTTCTGGCGGAATAATCAAATATGTAGGTGCGATGTTCAAATTGCGATTTTCGCCAATATGCTTTTGACGGCGCATTGCTGCTACACCCGCAGATAAGGATGCGACACTTAATTCAGCACCAGTAGCCGCCAAGTTGCCTCTGTCAGTACCGAATAGTGCTTTACCGTCACTCAATACGGTATTACCTGTTAGCAACCCGTACACCATGCTGTTGATGGTATCCTTTGCAGAACGACCAAATTTGGAAGCGATATCTTTGAACACACCCAAATCATCATTGATGATAGCTTGTCGTGTTAAGCTGAACGTACGACCGTATGTTAATACACGAACGTCGTTACCAGCTTCTTCCAACTTAGAATCCTTGAATTGTCCACCTTCAGGAACGAGTTTCAATTCAGCTGTTTCAGAAAGTAAAATACGTTTTGCCGGTTTGAAATCACGGTTACTACCTTTGCCGGTCCATGCATCGAATGTAGCTGGTGCAGTTTCATAGCCTTGTACCAAGGACTTATTTGCTACGTTAGACAAAGCAATTGGGAATGTGGATGTGGAGTTAATCGCTTCACGTGCCAATTCCAATCGGTCAGCATAGTTAGCGGTTAAACCTTCACGAACTAAGGACTCACGAGCTAATTCCATCAAGGACATAGAACGAAGTTCATTTGCGCCTGGTGCAGGGTTCGCAACAGGGATGCCTGCAGACATCATCAAAGCATCTTGCATAGCCATGCGGAACTTATCAGAATCTGCTTCACCAACTTTAACGGATACTGGTTTATTGCGTTCACGCAACGCATCCATTACTACCTCACGAACTTCGGCTACAGATTTGCCAGATTTGATGAATTCATCTACACCATCAACTTCGAAATCACGGCATAGGCTAGTGATTGTGGATACACGTTCACGTTCTGCCGCAATCAATTTTTTAGCGTCATCGGCATTAAAACCTTTAACTCCGGACTCTGGTACTTCCGGTACTACTTGTGGCACGTTTTGCTCAGTGCCTTTTGCTTTTGCATCACCTTTCATAGGTTCCTCCTCATTATCATCTACACTTCTGCCTACCCCTACACTTGGATCTGCAGGGACGGACACAATACTAATTTCCAACGGTTCCCAGTCTGTGATTACATAACCCGGACCAGTAAATCGACCGTTGGAACTTTTAGAATCGGAATCGATTAATTCCTCATATCGGCTTATGTCATATCCGACACTCACGCCCTGTAGTGTGCCTTTTAGCACTTTTTGATAAATCTTTTCAGACTCATCGTCTTCATCGAATCGAACAATCGCCTTACCTCGATTGTCTTCAACCCACACTTTATCAATGTGACCAATAACGGCACTGCGATTGTGATTGAATAACAATGTGCCTAAACCGTTATTGAATCGGTCTAGATTAACGCATCCGTCGTCATGGCACAATATCTCTGTTCCGAACCATCTTTCATATGGCTCCTCAGAGGAAAAAGACAATTCGACGGTACGATCATCGTTCGCTTCGATATTTGTAATTTGCGCCTCTCGGGCATATTTACCTAAGAGCTGCTTCTTTGCAAACTTCCCCACTAGCTATCATCTCCTTTCATATCAGTGGTGGTATCATCCGCTAGATTCGTTATGTCCCCATTCATATCAATGGCAACACCCAATTCCTTAATGCGGTCTTGTTCCAGCTTCCGCTGTTCAAGTACTTCTTCCCAGTCCCTGCCTGATGCACTGCATACGTCTTCGAGCGTTGTAAGTCCCGCCTTAATGGCTTCCTTATTAGCATTAACTTCCTTAACAGGGTCAATCCAAGACCAGCCTGGAGCTAACCATGCTACTTTCTTATATAGTTTTGGGTTCGCTGCATAGTCATTGGCCGGGATAATTCCCTTTAGATAGCACGCTTCAATGAAAGCCCGCCATACAGGCATGCAAAAATGCTCAATTATAAAACGCTGCATCTGCTTGAATGATTGCTGGTCCTCCAGCATATTCTGCCGAGCTGCGGAGAAGTTACCACTAATATTGCGCGTCACTATGTCCGCGCTTAGACCCATACCTGACGCTATGCGTCTTGTTTGTGTCGCTGAGTATTCTGATGCGGTTCCTGCATTTCGCTTAGGTTCCGCAAATGAGATTGATTCACCTGCACGTAGATGTTGGATAATCCCTGGCGCCATTGAACGAACTTTCTTACCTTTACCATCTGTTTTGTTGGTAATCATTGGGTTGTTTCCGGTATTACTTGTTACGAACGCGCCGAAACATGCGGCTACACGAGCCGCTATAAGGTCAGCATCCATGTATTCATCTACGTCATGAATACGCTTTAATACGAGGGCTAACATACTAACCCCGCGCAGTTCACTAGGTCTGCGAGGCTTATGTAATAGGAAAGCCCTATTACTTGGTAGCCTTGCCTCGTTAAACGACCGTATTCCTAATGGGTCTGTTTGGAATACGTGATATGCTATTGGTCTCCCGTATTTATTGACTTCCACGCCATTAACAATACTATTGCCATTCTCGCTTACCGATACGGCTCCGATATTCTCACCCTCGATAAGCTGTAATGATAGTGGTATATCTGCGCCTTCGGAGGTCATGTTAACTAAGATTTCCCCATCGTATACCATTCGGCGCAGAGCCATTTCCTGCAATTCGTAGAACGTAGATATCCCTCTGATATCCGCGTTCTCTTTATCCACCCAATCAGACCAAGCCTCCTCAATTTTCTTATTGAGTCTTTCATTCAGCTTTCCTGCGCGGGTCTTGATTTTGCACTGTGGCTTTATTCCGGTACCTACTACGTTCCGCAGTAATGCCAATACAACACTTTCAGCAAGGTCACTATTAAGTTCTGCTGCACGTGCACGACCTCGGATCAAATCACGTTGGCCTGATGCTACTTGTTCAGCTGTACCAAATACTGGCATCCAGTCGCCACTCAATCGGTCTGTGGACGCTGCATCATATCCACGTTCAAGCGAACTACGGAAATATGCTCTCCGGGCGGCTCGTTCTGGATTGAAATAAGCTATTACCTTATCAAGTATGTTCATCGTCGCTCCCATGACACGTAGGATGTCGTGCTATTACCTTCCTCATCATCAACGCGAGCTATTAACTCACGCTCACGGGCGTATAATGTCGGCAGGTCATGCGTCTTAAATCGCTTACCACCTACAGACATCTCGGCGTATCCATTCGTCTCGATTTCCTCGATTATCGTTCGAATACGCTCCAAGTCTTCTCTTGCGCTCATGGTCTCACCTCCTTCTTAACTAAACCAACCTCTGCTATCTGCGTTAAAGCCTTCATCATCCGTATCTTCGTCCTCCTCATCCGTATCCGGATTGTATTCAGGTAGGTATTTAACACCTACCGAGTCCGCCACTATGGCGTTGTATACACACGTATCCAACAAATGATTTGTTGGATGACTGGTTAATGGTTTCCATTGCACTGTAACTGCTCCGGTCTTTACATTTCGGATTTCTTGCTTTTCCTCCGACCGGAGGTGCTCCGAATATTCCTCTGGGCAATCCTTAAATAAATGGATTGTGCCAGGCTCATTAGCCGGACGTACCATACGTGCAAATATAAAGTCCTTCCAGTAATCGGTATTCACTACGTACAGCTTCATACCGCCGATGACGCCCTTCTCGATGCTGCTCATCTTATATGGCGGAGCTAGAGGACTGTGTGATGAATCACCTTTAACTGGCACGCATACTTCTGGATACTGCGCACAGTACTGATATACTTCATCTGTTCGGTAGCCACTATCGATACCGGCCCTCACAATCTTGCGGGCCTCACCATACTCTGATGGATATTCTCTATCGATGAGTATCTCGGTTAAGTCTGCCCAACTACTTGCTTGACCATAATCGACTAAGTAACTTGATACACCATGAGCGTAGGCTCTAACCTCCCACCAGAAATGATCTTGCTGCACATCGACAGATGCGATAAGTAGTGGCGCATGCTGCGGCACAATACCTCGAGGAACTTCCGATTGCGTAAACACGAGGTTCTGCGTGCTTTTAGTTTTCGCAGATTTCCACGGCTCTGCTAGCCACGAATTGATGAAGTTCATTAACTCACTTGGCGTATCTTTTGATTTGACAAACTCATACGCTACATCCCCGAAGGTGACCCATGGAGAATATAGAGATGATAGCTGATAGGCGACCGACCGGACGACTCGAACTTGCGATTCATTCACCGCCCGCCATTCACCTTGCCGGAGCATATCCATCTTATGCTTATCATCAATACGGTGCTTACAATGTTCGCACTCATAATATGCGGTATCACGTATCATATCCGCATTGCCATGGTGTTCTTCCGGCCATTTTATCTGTTTGAATTTGAGGGTCTGCGACACCCCGCAATGCGGACATGGCACGTAATACTGCTTACGTTCATTTGCGTCCATATAAGATTGCCAAATATTGCCACTTTCAATCGTAGGAGTTGACACCCTTACAATCTTCTTATCAACAAATGTCTTGGTACGTTCCTCAGCCAGCTTAATCGGATTCGCTTCCTTACCGGAGAAAGCTGGGTACTTATCAATTTCATCAAAGAATAAGTACTTAATTGACCGACTTGACAAGCTACTTGGTGAGTTCGCTCCTACGAGCACCATGTAATTCCCGTTAACGAAGTCTAACTCTAGTAGCTTACTGCTTTCGTCATACATATCCGCAAGCGGCTCTACGCTCCTAATCATTGGCTGTACACGTTTATCACTAGCGAATTTCGCGATAGTATCCGTCGGATAAACCATCATGGTTGGAGACACAGTTTGATGTAACGCATATCCAATCATATTAAGCTCAGATTCCGTCTTACCAATCTGCGACCCGAAACATAACGAGATGCTTTCAATAAGAGGGTCCGTAAATTTGTCCATAGGCTCCTTGAGATAAGGTGTCCGCGCTGTACGCCATCGTCCAGGTTCAGCAGATATATTAGTCAGTACCCTGTACCTATCCGCCCATTCCGAAACGGTGTATCTTTCAGGTGGCTTGAATGCCTCTAATTCCTCAGGGAACCAGTCAACCTTTGGACTTACCTTTTCCCGTGGCTTTGACTTTCGGCGTGTACTCGCCGGTGCGTGCGTAGCTTTCGAGGTATTCTTCGACAAGGCCATTCACCACCTTTTTTACACGAGCACGTTCCTCAGGATCCGTGAATTCACTTCCGATACGCTTACCTAATTTGGTAAACGATGTTTTTAATTCCAATATTCGGTTAGCCCATGCCTGCGCCACATCGGCACGAGGGACATATTCGCCATTAAGCACATCTAGCATTTTCTTTTCACGCGCGGCCTTTGCTTCTTTATAATCAGCTTCGGCTTCTAGCTTACGAGTTGATGCAGATTTACTTTTAGCATTATCCCCTTTCGCCTGCCCTAAATACACAAGGACTTCTCGGAGATTCCACCAACCTACAGAGGCTTTAGGCATCCCTGCTTTATGGTGTCGAGAAATAATTTCCGGAGTGACCCGCAAGAGGTCACATAATTGAGTGCTGGATACGAGCAAATTGCCTGCAGCATCAAATTTCACTCTCGGTTTTGTGTCCGCCATAGGTGTACTCCTTTCTAAATTCGTCTTTCTACATTCAACAGGAAAATTTTTCTCACAGAGAGAAGACCATCGCGCGGGGGCGACCAGCGGCCATTTTTCGCCCGCGGAGTACCTTTTTGTTTCAAATAATTTAAAAATAATTTTAAATCAATTTAGGGTATTTCTTTTCTCGCTAAAGCTAACAA